CGGTGATTTCTTTATCACTAAGCGTGATGGTAAGGGGGGGCATGCGTCGCTTGATGACATGGATATACAAGCCCTTAAAATCTATGAGCGGATAGCGCTTCATCCGGTGGTGATGCTATGCGATTAGCACCGATAGCTATTAGAGCCTTGGGGCTTTGGGATTGCATGAAAGATGAAAATAACACAAAGATATACCGTGGGAATGTGAAGCTTTCAATCGAGGAGTTCAGCGAAGTAGCATTATTTATATCCGGCTGGAACGACATTATAAAAAGAAGCAATGACGTTTATGATACGGTTGAGAACAAAGCAACGTTATCTCTGAACCCTGCTGGATTTGCCGTATTGTTCGAGTATAAATAGAGTTGTCGAGCGCCTAAAGTTATGGTATTATTTTAGGCGCTCGATATTTTTTAAAATAGGCGGTGACGTTATGAGCTTAGTGGAAGACCTTGCATTGGAGTTTTTGACCATGCACGACTGGAACTACACGCGTTCAGAACTACACGACTACTACTCAGACCTACTCAAATTGCATCCTGACTCACGGCTTGCACAGAATGTATACACCTTACTATCCGGTTCAAGCGTGTCGGGTGCTGGCAGGTTGATTTCTCCGGCTGTATTCGAAGCCAGGATGACCGCTCACGCGCCCGACATGACACCGGAAATAGAATTAACTATCCGATATGCCTACGAAAATCAATGTGGACTGGCAAGGCATATAAAGCGCGTCACAATGCGCGACATAGAGTTTAACCCGAACCTTAGCAATCACGTCAAGTGCCTTGCGTGGCGCGTGTTGGCGAAGAAGCAAATCGACATGGACTCATCGTTACTCTCACATGACAACGCACAGAACGCCATGAAAAAAGTATTCGGACCGAACGTAACCTTGAAGATATTAGCGAAGGAGAAATACCATGAAACGAAACACGAAGGTAACGCACAAGAACACGATTTACTTGAAGTGGAAAACAGTTAAAATGATTGCTGATTTCCTTGAAAGTAACACGCACTATACCGGACAAAGTGACTTAATTGACGACAAAATGAGCGAACTACTAAAGGGGCTAGGTTATGACTGCACCGACGCTGAAGCTAAAGAACTATCAGAGCAGTATAGTCAATGAGACGATAGAGCGATACAACAACGGTAAGCAGTGGCTGTATGCAGCCAAAATGGGCAGTGGTAAAACCTTAATGGCAATAGCGTCAATGCAACGACTAATGGACATGGACAACGTAGCCCGTGTCTTAGTCGTATGCCCTAATGCAGTTGTCGATGCGTGGACTAGAGAGCTTGTAAAGTGGTATGAGCAGGGCTTGATGCGTGAGCCTGTTGATGCGATTAATATAAAACGTTTCAAAAAGCCAAAGTGGATTGAGTCGTTGCCCGAAACTGGCATGGTCGTTGTCAACTACGAATCGTGCTGGCGCAAGGAGACGGTCGAAACAGAAGTGATTGTGGACGGCAAAAAGACGGTGAGTAAGCAAGTTACTGTTCATCCGGCACACTTTATTGAGCACTGGAAGCCGGACATGGTGATTTGTGATGAGGTTCACGCGCTTGGAACTCCCGACAGCAATCAATCAAAAGCACTGCACATAATAGCCCTTACTGCAAAGTATCGGCTTGGTTTGTCCGGCACACCAATCCAGAACACTCCGCTTAACCTTTGGAGCGTATACAAGTTCATCGACGATACGGTATTCCACCCATCCTACACGGCTTTTAAAGCGAGGCATGTTAGGTGCATCAGGGTGCCTTTTAGATCGCCCAAAATGAAAGGTAAGTTCCACTATGAGCAAGTAGGGTATCGCAATTTAGCTGAGCTATACGCGAAGTTCCACGCTAACGCAGTGGTCCTTGAACTTGCTGACGTTGTTGACATGCCACCGTACCGGACCGTAGTTGTTCCGGTGACTATGAAAGAGCCTGACAGGGCAGTGATGGAGGCTATCAAGCGAGAAGGTATCAGAGCTATTAGCTCCGGCGATCAGGCAGGGGCTTTGACGCTAGCCACCAAACTCCGGCGATTCCTTGGGGGGTTTGTTCCGGACGAGGAGGAGCCGGACGCTTGGAAGCTTGGGAACACGTCAAAGATTGAAGGATTCATTAGCCTGGCACGTGAATTACATGAGCAACAAATCAAGTTCGCTGTGTTCTGTCAGTTCACGGCTGAAGTGGACGGCTTAATTGATTTTTGTAATCGGATGGGTATAAATGCTCACGCCTTTTATGGACAAACGAAGCCAGATAAGAGACAATATTTAATAGACGAATTTCAGAAAGGCAACATCGATTGCCTAGTTTGTCAAACCTCCGTTGCCGGAACGGGTATAACGCTTACCAAAGGCACGGCATCTATCTTTTACAGTTTATCGTTTAAGTTCGTAGAGAAAGAACAAGCCGAATATCGTATGTGGCGCATTGGTCAAGAGAGTATGGTCACTTCGTACTTTTTGACGACTGTTGATAGCTATGACGAACATGTTTATAACACCGTGCAAAACAAGCAAGATGTTGCGCGGTCTATAACAGCCATGAAGGAGATGTTTGCCGATGAAGAATGAAGATATTGTGGCAACGCTTGAGGATAGGCACCACGATGTTGACATTGCACTTGAGTACTACAGCGAGAAGAAGGCATCCTTGTTGCCATTCGTCGATGCTCTGGAATCCAGCTTACTAGGACTCAACCAGCTATACAGGCGTTCGGCTGAGGAACTATCGGACTATGAGCATCAAGTCTTTAGCAGTGTATTAACCAGTGTCGAAGCGGCACTGGAACATTTACGTTCAGAAATGGAGTGATTGAGCATGGGTGAAAAGAAGGATTTAGACACGCAGGTGCAAGAGATTATGGCAAATTCCCCGTTACAAGTAATTGAGTCCATCAACGGGATTACCGGGAAGATTGAAAATATCGAGAAGAGCCTTGAGCAAGTCAAAGAAAACCTGCAGTACTTCAAGGCGCTCAAAAGAAAGCTGTATAAAGAGCTTGATGCTGAGAACAACGTGTTTGTGTTTAATCCAGAGACGGAGGGTATGGAATGGACGCCATTAAAGAAATTGTTAGACTCACAGAACGAATCAAAAAAACCAAAGACAACCTCAAAAAAAGAGAAGGAAGACTAGAAGACCTGAAGAAGCAGCTCAACCTTACGATGGTCCTAACTGACACACAATCAATAACCCGACATGGCTTCACGGTGAAGCCGGAGACTAAGCGCTACTGCACGATGAAAAAAGAATATGAGCCTGAGTTGTTGACGCAACTCAAGGCTCATAAGTACGGAGACTTAATCAAAGAGACTGTGCATTACAGGGCTTTGAGCGGTCTGTACGAAGAAATAAAAGACAATCAAGACCTTAGAGAGATAACTAGCAAGCTCAACGTGCACGAGGTAAGCACGGTATCACTCAGACGAACCGGAGGGAACTAACTATGGATACCAGCAAACTAGACACGCTCGGTCTCGGGTCTTCCGTTGACCTTAAAGCCAAAAGCGAAAAACCACAAGCAACGCTGCCAGTTCCCGAAGAAATTAAGGCGCAAGAGGTTTGCTCGGTGGGAGAGCTTAAAAATCAAGCGACACCTAGCGAGGATGCAAACCCTACAGAGCTTGCTATCCCTTTCGATCCACTAGCCTTTAACATGGACGATTTGCTCAACGGTGTAGAAGCCAGGTACCCGACGATTAAGTTCCCTCAAGGAACAACAACAGTGTTCATGGTGGATGGCGTTGCCCTCACTGAGCTTAAAGGCACCATCCTGCACCACCACCGGACAAATGCTTATTACAAAGTTCCGTTTGCTGATAAGAAGCCGGAGGATGAAAAGGCACCGGATTGCGCAAGTCAGGATGGCGAGACAGGGATTGAGCGCATCACTGGCAACGAAATAGAGTGTGAGACATGCCCTTTAAACCAGTTTGTTGACGGGCATAAGGCGTGTACAAATCGAATCAGAGTGTATTTCTGTCCGGCTGGGCAATCAATGCCCTACATCTTGGATGTTCCACCCACCAGCTTAAATGCATACCAAAGCTTTTTAAATGCGTTCATCGGTCGAAGAAAGAACCCGTTTCAATTTCAGGCGACTGTCACGTTGTTTCTGGGTAAGTCATCCGGCGGTGCAGAGTTCTGCAAAGCTAAGTTTGAGATTGGTCCGGAGCATGAGCGGGATGCAGCGATTGATTTCTATAGTCAAAAGATGGCCATCAAGCAACTCCTATCAAACGGTTAAGGGGGTGAGCCGATGGCTGCCTATGACGCGCTACACATTAACTGGGTAGATGTTTTCGCTGCCTGGGGCAAGCCTAAAAAATCAACCGGAGACAACTACTCTATGTCGTGCCCGATACCTGGGCATGATGATAAACACGCATCATTCACCTTCAACGGTAAGAATGGTATGTGGCAATGTCGTGGAGCCTGTCTTTGCACTGGCAACGGGCACCAGATATTCGAGAAGGTACTTAATCTCTCTGCAGGTGATGCATTTAAACATGTTATGGCGCTTGGTGGAGTCATTGACGAGCCAAAGAAAAAGAAGAGTCGTTCCGCACGTGAAGCACTCTCCCTGACTGGCTACTCCAACATGAAGAAGATACCACCAGAATTCCTCATGTCGCTGGCGGTAACAGACAAGGTGCATCCTCAGTGGAAACTACACTGCGTTGCCATGCCATACATGAATCCGGAGGGTGTCGTTACTGCAGTTAGATACCGGACTGAAGGACGGCCCAAGTTTGGGTGGGACGAAAAGAATGTTGTCTCTCTCTATGGCCTATGGCTGGACCTAAACAAGAACTCTGAGAGCATCGTCTTTGTCGAAGGTGAGTCAGACTGTCATACCTTATGGCACCACCGAGTTCCGGCATATGGTGTACCCGGAGCAACGGCATTCAACAAAGACTTTGTAAAGGTTATACCGCACGTCAAGAACGTGTATGTATTAGTCGAACCACCGGACGAAAAGCAGGATGCCGGAGAGCATTTCTTCAGGGATATTGCCAGTGCTGCTTGGGCGTCTGATGTAAAGGTATATCGCCTTTCATCGGCTGCAATCGGATACAAGGATCCTTCCGACATGCACCTGCAGTGCATTAACTTTAAAGAAAATTGGGACAAGGTGATGGCAGGAGCCGTGCTGGTGGAGCGCAACGAGCTTGCACGCAAATCACACGACTGCCCTGTTGCCTTCAACACGCCTAACGGCTACACCTTCACCAAGCGTGGCATCTACTGCTACGACGAGGACGGTAGCGCAAAGCTGGTAACAAGCACACCTATCTGCATTGACGCTATCCTCACGGATGATTCCGGCTTAGAGTATGTACGACTTTGCTTCCGGCACCATATCAAAGGGTGGATATACACGACTGTGAAACGAGGGGATGTCGTGTCCGGACGCAAGATACTTGAACTCGCTGATAGGGGGCTTGACGTGTCCGAGAGCAGTTCAAAGCGATTAGCCAACTTCATGTGTGACTTGCTCCGTTACAACCCTGAGACGCCTTACAAGACGCAGTACCAGCGCGGAGGGTGGAGCAACAACATGCGTGAGTTCGTGCCACTCAAAATGTCAGCGGATGCGTGTGTTGATACTAACCTGTTTGCCGGATATGAAGCATCTGGAGATATTAGTACGTGGGTAGCAGGAGCGGTGGACGCGAGGAAAAACTACTTTGTTCGCGCGGTCATGGCTGCGTACGCATCCAGCGCACTACTCAAGATACTTAACCTGCGCTCATTCTTCTTTCACATGTTCAACCATCAATCCGGGGTAGGCAAGACCTGCGCTCAAAAGCTGGCCTGTTCCCTGTATGGTGATCCGGAAAAGGTTATCCGGACATTCAATTCGACCATCACTGGATTAGAAAGAGCAGCAGCGCAGCACAACGATATCGGCTTATGCCTGGACGAATATCAAATGCTCAACGAGTTTGAAAAAGAGAAGTTTGTTAATGAGATATACAAGCTCATTCAAGGGGTGTCAAAGGCACGTTCGAACGTAAGGCTTGAGAGCGTACCCGTCGATTCATGGCGTTTATGCTTCGTTACCTCCGGCGAGTTTCCACTCACGGACAAGAGTAACCTGCAGGGGATCCGAACACGTGTACTAGAAGCCTATGGCGCACCGTTCGAAGACCAGAGCAAAGCGGATGCAATGTACGCTATGCTGTCGGATAACTACGGTCACATAGGCCCAATCTATATTGATTATGTGCAACGCTTCCGGGGTCAAATCAAAGAGAGATTCAAGGTGCTCAACGAGCAAGTGAGAGAGCATATGAAACGTTATAGGGGAGCTGTTAACCAACACACAGCAAACTTAACAGCAATAGTTCTGGCTGACGAAATATTATCCATGCACTTGAGGGAAAAGCCTAGCAAGCTATCTGACTTTCTGGACGCCATCTACGGCTACGAGGCTATCAAGGTACCCATCATAGAGCAGGTGCCTGATGCTTTTTATGACTGGCTAGCAAAGAACTCCTCACGGATTCCGTTCATCACAGAAACCGGTACCGTGAGAGATTTGCTTGGGTGGACCGGGGATTCTCATATATTCTTGATTAACAGCGCATTCGATGCGTTCGCTAAGGATATATGTTTGAGCCGGACAGCAGTGCTCAGCCAGCTAAAGGACTGCGGAATTATTGAACCCGGCACATCAAGACACCCAAAGATGGCCGGACATGTGGTGCGTGGACACAGAGTCAAATTTGCTAAGGAGGTTAACTAGGTGCCAGACATTGATTATCTTTTAAAAAAGATTGTAGACTATAGGAGCCAACCGCTCGAAGGAATGATAAAACACCAGGAGTTATTTATTGACACCATCCTAATGACCTACCTCATGGCTTGCTTTGAGAGTAAGGAATTAGAAGACCTTTGCCATTACCTGCTACCTATGGAGCCGGAGACGGACGAGGACATTGAGTATATTATGCAGCTTGCCGAATCAGGCTCAATCGTTTGGAAGCACAAACACCAGTACTTTAATCCGGACAGAGTAAGACTTTGCGGTTGGATTGTTAACAACGATGCACGGCGCAAGCACGCACAAGTCACTGTCTCCGGCTGGATTGAAGACAAGAAGGCTGGTAACTTACCGGAGGGAGGAGAATTTTAATGAATGACAACCATGTAGCTACGCGACAACCGAAGCAGTTAAAGAAATACTTTAACGCCTTTGAGCTTGAACTCATCACAACACTGCTTTGCCTTGGGGGGTACGTAGAGAATAAGGTGATTGGCCTGATACCCAACACCAGTCTCTATAATCAAAAGGAGCAACGGCACTTGCTAGCGGCAAGCTACCACCTTTCAGCGGCGAATTACGAACTGCTCAGCCGGATGGATAAGACGCAAATCCAACGCGCTGTTAAAACTCTCGCTGAATGCGACCTCGTTTCACTGCCCAAAGGTGACATAAAAAAAGTTCGTGAGGAACTTAGACGCCTGGACAAACTGCAAACGATTGACCGCGCCTTGCTTGAAGAACTATATGTCGGAATCTCCGGCGCTACCTGTCAAGGGTGCACGATTAAAGACCACCACCGATGCAAGCTCAAGAAAGCGCTTATCATGGCTGACGCGCCCATGTATGACGAGTACGCAACAGATAGATGTGGCTACGCCTTTGACGGCAACACAGACAGAGAAGAATTTTTATTGGAGGTATTGGAGGATGAAGATACAAAAGATATATAACACGGGTCTAGTGTACATAAAGAAAGATTTAAGGCACTGTATCGAAGGGTATGAAGTGGAGGTTCATGGAGTGCCGGGGAACGTGCTTATCAAAGAGGCCGGAAAGACATCTTGTGTGTTCTGCGGAAGTGAAGATTATTTATTTACACACCGACACGCTGCACTGTGTAAGGAGTGTCTTTTAGAAATGCACGAGGGGATTTACAACACTGAAACAGACGCCATGATGCAACGACTTGAGGAGGTCGAGCATGGAAAGAACACCGCAACAACTAGGTAAGTGGAGAAAGGCTAAGGGTGGAGCCGGAGAAAGGGAGTTGAAGAAGCTTATTGACTCCTACGGTTTCACAGCGGAACGAACGCAGCAGTTTTGCGGTAAGGGGTCCGACTCAGCCGATGTACGCTCGAACATACCAGGACTATATATCGAGAGCAAGAGATATGCCGACGATGTACACAACAAGCACACAATGATCCACTCATGGCTTGAGCAAGCAAAGATAGACGCTAAAGGCAAAGCAACGCCTGTTGTCTTTGTCCGGAGTGATAGACAAGAGTGGTTCGCGTACTTGTACCAAAACGCGAGAGTGTGGGACATCGTTACGGACAGCGTAATCGTTACGGACACCGTAATTGTCCGGATTAGAGCTAAAGACTTATTGGACGCACTAGCTAAGGCATTGCAGTGCCCACGATGCAAGTCTGTTATGCCGGAACGCAGGTTCATCTGCGAAGATTGCGAGGAGGAATTGAAAAATGGCACTACATCTTGCGATAGTAACATTTAGTTGCGTGCTCGGGCTAGGAGTAGGGCAATACTTGTTTAAACGGTCATGTAGCCAATAACAAAGGAGCTGAATGCATATGTACTTTCATACACCATACTCTTATCTAAACTATTTAACGCCAAACGCATTCAGCCGTCCGGGGAGGAATAGAAAATTCACACGAGGCATTGTGTGGCACTGGGTCGCGAACGCAAATACCGACGAACGTATGAACCGGAACTACTTCGAAGGATTGAAAGACCAATCTGGGGTCGGCACGTTAATTTATGCAAGTGCCGTATCTATCATTGGTTTCAAGCGCATCATCTGCAACATGGCGGACAGCGAGGAAGCCTTTCACGTGGGCGCAAACAACTATACGGAGGTCGGGAAGCGCTTAATGGAGGGGTGCCGGAATCCGAACCAGTCACTCATGGGCGTAGAACTGTGTCATCCGGACTGGACCGGAAAACCCGACGACCTTACTTACAAACTGGCCGTGTCCTGGGGAGCCGAAAAAGCGACAGCATGGGGCTTGAATCCGTTGACCGACTTCTACCTACATGGGGAAGTTGTCCTGGACAAAGATCCTGCGACCGGCAAGTTATCGCCAAGAGGATGTCATAGGTACTGGATTGACAACCCTCAAGCATGGGCTAAATTTAAGAAGGATGTTGTTGACTACCAAAACAGCCTTAGACCTAAGACTGTTGCCGATCAGGAAATGTGGAAGCACGACGCAGTTATGGGGATGCACGAGCGCGAGTTAATAACCTCCGTGGATTGGGCTAAGCGATTCAATGAGCCATCACCGCTTTGGTTTGATGCCGTAACAAACAACAGGTTATACGATAAGATGCAAGATCAAATTGACGAGCTACACAAGCAAATAAATGAGTTAAAAGCAGCGAAGTAAACGCAAAAAAAGCCTCCGGAGGTGACAGCTCCTAGAGGCTTTTTGCTTGCGCTTGAGCCAATTAATTATAACACGGCTAACGTTGCTTGTCTCGAAGAACTCTCGGTCTGCTTGAGCAAAACTCAATGCTCTTTGCCATTTCTACGGTTGACCTAGCAATATTCTCAACCTGCTGCACCATTAGCTCCATGTTCATCTTGTTCTGGTCAAGGGTTTTGACTATACTTTGATGCAAGAAGTCCTCACGCTCTTTAGCTGAAGCTTGCATGTAGACTATCAGCTTTGATATCAGCGTAAATAGTGCGGCAATCGCTGTAATCAAGATGCCCAAAAACCAATAGAACATAGTTATCAAAACTTCAATATCGTGCGTCGCAATAATCTTTTGAGTCAAGTCAACTGCGTTGTCCATCTCACTCTCTCCCTTGTAAGTAACTGTCCTTTAACAGCGATTCAATGTCGGTGTATATACTGCTTATCTCGTTCGCACGTTCCACATCATCCATCTGGTTATAGTCACCGGAACTCATGAACTCTTCGACAGCTCCTTTAGCTAGTTGACCATAGGCCTTTTGATATTGTACCCTTTCTTCCGCTGACATGCTATAACTTTGGACAACTTTGTTTTTTGTTCTCTTGAGTTCAAAGTCTTGATAGCGTGGGAACTGCTTTGTTTCTCCGGACTCTTTGTACATGCGCTGCAACTCAGTATCTATATACTCCGGCTTAGAGTTACGGATTCTTGCCGGAGATAGCCAGGTCTCGATTAAGCTTTGCTCGGGTACTTTCTCTCCCCACGTGTCCACCTTCTCAGGTAAGCCCAACCTTGAGAATGAATTAGTTCCTTGAGTTAAAGGCAACATCCTTTGCTTCATGGGGTTTACGCCGTGCTTCATGATGCTGTTAGGGTCGTCGTTCTCGCGCTTGTTAGTGTCGAATGTTTTACCAAGCGTGCTCTGCATCCCACCTAGCGGAACAAACTGGCTGAACGCTTGAGCGCCTATTTTTGTTGCGTTCTCAACGACGTTGCTATTACCAGTCGAAGAGTAACCACCAAAGAGCCGTTGGATTGTTTGCAACATAGCTTGATTGAACAGAGTGTTAGCCCCGGTGCCGACCGCATTTAAAACCGCGCTGTCCTCCGGAGTTCCGTTTTGCCTGTTCTGTTCATAGTCTGCACCCATGGCAATAGCTAGTGCCTCCGGCTGCATCCAATCGTAAGGAACCCATGTATCCGTGCCGGGTACCTTCATGGTGTAAAACCCTGTGTTCATCTGCTGGTCAGCGTGCACGCGTGCGTCTTTGTCATTAGGTATGCCACCTGTGATATAGCCGTTGCGGTACATCCAGACACCGACATAGAGCGAACCCATGCCCGTTACAGTGTCACCTATGTAGCGAGTGAACTTGTACTGGTCAAACTCGCCACCTTTAGACGCAAGGTTTAACGCTTGCTTAGCAACCTTCGCCACGCCGCCAACAGTATGATCCCCTGCCCTTGCTGCAAGGTTTGATGGAGTTAGTACGAAAGGCGCACCGATGTTACCAGCACCGAACTTTTGACCAGCGCTTGTGATGTATCCGCCTTTGTTCACAGCCCTTCTCAGGTCCAGCATAAGCTCACTGAACTTATTCAAATCCTGGAATGTTCTCTGCAGCCCGATTTGACGAGCTTGTTTATAGACGGCATCCGGAATCTCGATATCGTACATGCTGACACCTTTTTTAGCTTCCTCCGACATAGCTTTGTAGGCGGTCTTTTGGTAGCCATGAATCACTGTGTCGTAGTGCATTTGATAGAAAGGCCGGTCACCAATCTTGAGCGCGGTTTTGACTACCTTATCGGTGCCGGAATACAGTGAGCCGATTACCCTTTTTGATTTCGCCACCGGATATTTAACGGCAAACGTTGCCATCTCTTTCGCTTCTTTCAAGCTGCCCGGGAAGGTTGGGAGGTCAGCATTCACCCAATCTCTCCATGCGTTTTGTACGTTCGTGTCAAACTCAACAGCCGTGCCAGCAGGTGACGTATCAATCCCAAGCGCTGAGTCTTCGAGAACTTCATTCACAGCCCGGCCCATGGATGTTTTTGCGTTAGGGTTGGCCCTAAAGTTCTTTCTTTTAGTCGCGAAGTTATAAGTAGCTCCAACACCTTCTTTGAGCGCTTTGTACGGATTGTTATCTGCAAGTTGTGGTAAGTACTGCGTCTTCTCAGAGCTTAGCTTCGACAGCGAACCTCTAAGAAGTTTATCAACCCAAGTGCCTTTTAATTTGCTTGCTCTGACTAAGATGTTATCCGCTACAACGGAGATCGCCTGTGATGGAGCAACCCAAAGCGCGTTGTAACCAACGTTGCCATAAACATTTTTCTCTAGCGAAGTCGGATTAAGAAGCAGGTTAACGCGCTGGTAGCTTCGCAGTTTATCCCCGACACCTGGCAATACATAGTTGTCCAGTATTTTTTTATACTTAGCCAAAACAACTTGCCCCGGTCGGTCGAATTGCTGCGCTCTTGTTAAGCTATGGAACTCGTCGTACAACTTCACTATCGCAGTTGCATCCTCCGGCAATAACTTATCACCAGCGTTCTTGACGCCAGCGTTCACCCACTCGTTCGGCTTATGGCCTGCTTCGAGGAGTATCTTTTTAGCAGCTTCAATCTGCTTGTTCCCCATGCGCAACCAACCTTCAGGGGAAAGCGTTTTGAATGCTGATAGCATCTGAACGCCTCCCCCGGTTGCCGCACCTTTTTCGGCAAGCATTATGATGGTGTCATTAGCTGCAGCAAAGTCACCCGCTTTCATCTGCTTTACGATGATTGCTTGTCCGAGCGCTGCCATGTCCTTATTCAGGGTATCGCCGGATGAAGTGAATTTTGATATGGATCCACTCAAGTCAGCTTCGACAGCTTCCCATGCTTTATCCCACGCAACCTTCATTGGCATCGGCATACGCCGTGGCATGTGCTGTGCAAAGTTCTCAAGCACTTCTTTCGCAGTCAGGTCACTGCCCATAACGGAGTTCTCAATAAACTTGAGCGGCTTTCCTGCGAACTTATCTGCAAAAAGTTGCAGGTTGAGTGGTAATATTTTCGTGTTAAACGTCTTCACTTTATTTATCTGCCCAAAGGACAAACCCTCATCGTAAAACTGGTTGTACCATTGTGCTGCTTCATCACCCGTAGCCTTTTGAGTAATCGTATCGTCAAGCACAGCACCGGGGAATTGCTTATCCACCTTTGGCTTTGCTGTCGGAGCTTCACTCAAGCTCGCGGATAAGTCAGAACGCCTTATGGTTGAGGTGGTATTTGCGCCGGCTGGATTAATCTTTTGCCGGATAGACGACTCCATAGCCTCGCCGTAAGACTCCTGCACTTTATTAGCAATGCCAACCTCCGCATCAGTGCTGTAAGGCGTTGGAGGAAAGGATTGCGCATTCTCCGCTGAAGGAATAATCCGTGGGGTCGTGGTCGTCGGAGGTTCACCACTCACGTTCACTGCCGGATCAACAGTTGCACGCGCCCCAGGATTAAAATTTTCAAGGTCTCCATACTTTTGTTTAATGACAAACTCCTGCTCTTGCTTTGAGAGTTTCCCCCATAGCTTAATCAGGAAGTCTTGTTCACTGGCTCCATACGGCACATCAGGCCCTGCAAACTCCTTTACGGCTTCTAAGTATCTCGCCGGAGGAATAGACTCAATGTTGCCTGTGTTAAAGCGTGCTCCACCCATCGGAGAAATAAAGCCATCGCCCTGTAGTTTAGGTGCTTGAATTTGCGGTTGGGCAACTGACCGCACAGGTGCCATTGGTTCCGGTTGACCAAATCTACTCAGAGACTTTGTGAACGCATCATCACGTAAGGCTGAGGTTCCATGACCACCAGGCATTTGAATGTCAGTTCGTGGCGCATTGACTCCCCCAGCCGGAGTATCAACTCCTCGCAGGGAATCCATGAATGACTGTGATTTTTGGTCCGGCCTGTTGTATCTGCCCAACGAGCGCACAAAGGCGTTCTCTGTTGGCTCAGGAGTTAAGGTATAATTCTTGTTACCCGAAGTGACGCCATCAAGCAATTCTCCTTTGAGCTTTGCAAGGGCTGTTGTTGCACCCATCGCTTGAGGTTGTGGGATGTCAAGACTTGGCATGGCACCGGGTCCGGAGTACTCAGGCATACTAGCAAGGATGTGCTGTGCCTCGGGCATCTCTTGGATAAACTTCTCTACTGCATCCTCGGTTGGCTGTAGGTTGCGCGAGGATAGCCAGTTGCCAAACTTAGTTGTCAACACCCCTAACCCAGCGCCCATGCCAGCCCCGAGCGCTGTAGACGCGCCCACGCCTTCAGTGAGTGGTCTGTTGTTGTTGGCGTTATCTATCATCTGCATACCGCCACCGTAGGCAGCGCCCTCAGCGCCCATTAAACCAGCTTTGCCAGCCATCCCAGCTTTAGCAAACGCCCCAGTTTGACCGACTCCAGGAGTGACAGCCATAGAACCAAATAAACCTGCAGCTTTACCTGCGAAACTTGATTTCGGATTAGAGTCTGACAAAGCTTCTCTGATCGAAGCTCTTTGAGAGCGCTTCTCATCCATCACTTCTTTCCCACGGATAAGCTCCATCAATTTTTCCGCTGCAGCATTACCAAGCCCGGTAAGCGGATCCATTGAGTTAAACCCTTCGTTAAACGCTCTCATAGGCCGTGTAATAGGGTCAATGTAGCGCTGACTGAATGTCGGCATCTTTATTTCCCCGAATTGCGCTTTCTTAGTTTCAAGCTCTTTATTACGCTGGAAGGTTTCAGCTTCTTGTCGCGCTGCAAAGGCGTTGCTACGCTCAAGAGAACGGGCATTCTCAGCAGCCATTCTCCGTCGCTCACCTTCTTGGGAACCCATGGTTTGAAGCATCTGAATCAAGCCTCCGGGATTATCCCCGGAGCGCCTTTCTTGATACATCTCATACGCTTTATTGGCGTTAGCCTGAGCGCGAGCCGCAGCAGCTTCTTCTTGCTGTCTGCGCCGCTCTTCCGGGTCTTCGCCTTGACCAAGGCTTGGTGTTAGGTCAGACAAACTATTGCTGTAGAATCTAATAGCCATTAGTGGCCACCTCCAATCGCTGAATTGTTAGAGCCTCCACTAACTTTAAATTGCGCCATTTGAGCTTTGACGCCATTAACAACAGATGGTGATACGTAGTCGGACGCCTGAAGGTTGTCGATGTAGTCATTAGCTTGCACGTATGACTCCGGCTCCATCCTTATCCTTCCGTCTCCGTCCATGTAACCAAAGTGGTCTGCAATATTACCAACTAAGATTGAGGATGTAACATCCCCGTACTCACTCTGCTTAACTCTCGCTTGAAGCTCTTTCGCTGCCAACTGCATTTTTTGCTGGTCCAGTGCTAGCCCTTGAGCCGCATTAGAAGCCATACGTCCTTCTTTCTGCTGGCTTAACGACAAGTTACCCTGCGCAACGCCTAGCTGACCTTGAGAAACGGCAAGCTGTCCACGCGAGACTTCCATTTGCGTTTTAACTGCCAAAATATCTGTCTTCAATTCCTCCGGCAAGAAGCTATTCCGGATTTCCTGCTCCACGATTTCTAACTGGCCTGACTCAAGTAACTGCCGGATTTGCTCAAACTCCAAGCGTTGCTTCTCCGGGAGAGCTTCAAGGTTAATCTTGTTAATCTCGTTACTGATATCCAGTCCAAGCTGTTGTTTCTCTGCGGTCCGGCTGTCAGTGGTCCGGTACTCATCCCCGTATTGCCGGAGTAAACTTGGTGAGCTACGGAGTTTGTCTAACCTTGCTGCTTCTAACTCCGGTATCATCGATTCTTGGTAGGTCATTTGCCCGCTCTTGACAAGTTGTTCACGCCTGTTGATTTCGGCCTGATAGTCACCGGAGTAAGGTGTAACCTTGTTGACATCATACTCTTGCATCATCTTATCGACCGGGAAGACATAGCCCATCTCACGGTTTGACTGGAACTCGTTCTCAAACTGTCGTTGACGCTCAACTCGGTCTGCTTCCGTTTGACGCAGTGCCATATCCTGCATGAATTGGTCTACGTTAATATCTAGCCTGCGGTCTTCTCGTTGATTCCCTATTTCGTCCTGCCCTTTGCCATAGTTGAATTGCTCATTGTCAAAGCCTCTATCGTAGAGAATCGAATCCATCCTGGCATTCGCCTCTGCAAGCCCAGCCGTTGTCGTATCAGCGTTGAACTGTAGTTCTGCGTTTTTGTAGAAATCAAGCATTTGGTCCCGATAGGATTGATACTTGTTCTCGTCTTGTTGCTCCTTTGAACGAATCTGCTCTTGCATTGCTGACAGGTTGATATCCGTCAAGCCGGACGCAAGGGAATTGTTAAACGCTTTCTCAGCGTCGAACTTTTGGAAGTCATAATCCTTTGTCATTTCCTCTTGTTGAGAATTGAGCGAACCCATAGCCCCTTGCAATCCCTGTTGATTCATCAAGTTAGCTTGTATCTGTGAACCTGTAGCGCCGGTGTTAGAGATGCCACGGTCAGCTAAAAATCTCTGGAAGTTGCGTTCGGCAATCGCAGCGTCTGAGGAAGTCATTTGCCGGGCTTCATCAAATCTTGGTTGCACTTTAGCGATTGACTCATTAATCGCGGCAAGCTGTCTGTCGGCCTGGCCTCTTAGCTTAGCTTCAAGGGCATCCGATTGAGCCTGTGCGTATGCTTGTATATCCGCAGTAGAATCGTAGCTCCTATTGTACTGCTCTGGCTGTTGCCCAAAGTTATACTGACTTTGAGGCAGTTGGTTGCTGAACTGACTCGAACTCATTCCTTGTTGCTGGTTTTGCTGTTGAGGCAACTTAGAGAAGTTGTCCTGGAGCGCACCCATATATGCCCCTATAGGCTGTACATTACTCCCTGCAACCGGAGAAGATTGGTAGCCTAATGTTTGAGCAAATTGGTTATAGTCTTTGTATCCAGCCTTTTCACTGGCTGCTTTGAAATCACTCATATTAGCCATGAGTACACCTCCTTACACGGATTGCCCGTGATTTTTAACGATAGCCCTAAAGATTATTTCCTCCAACGAGCCAGGAGTCCCGGAGCCATTAGAAACGATGCTAATAAACAAACTCGTTGAGGTAAGTTTAATAAGTATAGAACTCGCCTCATCAACCTTTTTACTTGTCAGGTAGCCGGAGGTGAGGTCGATAATTGCAGAGCCCAAGTTCCTTACTCCAACCTTTGACATAACGTCTTTAGTTGGCGCGAATGCTGAGTTGTCTGCAAAAGCCCCCAAAGATTCAGGCCCCCACACAGCAATGTGTTCATGTCCTGTGTCGCGAATTATATTTATGCTATCTAGCGCAACATAGTCGCCAACAACTCCAACGTTCGGTATTTCAACTTGAAACATAAAATCTTTTGCTGTATACGCTGTGGTGCTTGCGCTTCTTGTTATGGTTTCTATGTGCTCTATTAGCTTCGACTTAATGCCAACGTTACCCATTCTAATCATTGCTACTGCTGCTTCATGATTCACTCGTAACATCTCCTAACATCTTGTTTTGTCGAGCGGTTGTGCTGGGAATATCAAGTTGAGCACACGCGCTGTCTTTGTTGCACTATCGAGCCTTAACTCAATAGACAGGTAGTTGAATCGGTGCACTGGCCCTTGAATGTAAAACGGTGTCGGCTCGTAGTTCGTATTGAAGCTGAAGTCTTCAAAATCCATGTTCTCAAAGCTGAACAGGCTAATTTTAAAGTTACTCGTGAATAACCTGCCCTCGTTACTAGAAATCAATGCCGTCTCGACATAGGTGTTAGGCTGCGGTGCTAACGTTATGTATGCGTTGCTCATTACTTTGTGTAAGTGAGGCGCCCCGAAATCCATGTACGCAAGCCGGAACAGACATTCGAAGGAATTGCCGTTATCCGCTAGCAAACCTTCCGAGAATCGGCATATATTTCCGTTAGCATCCCCAAACAGCAAGTCGTTGTCAACGACGATGAAGCAGGTTGCCGCTATCCCGGTGTACTTATAGAACGCCTTGTGCAGGTAGTTGTGCACGAAAACAACGCCATCCGGAAAACCTATCCAGAACTCGTTCTTGTCCTTCACATGCACCATCTTAGCGGTGGATAGGTCGTAAGTAAGCAAGCTAGCCTCGACCTTTTGGCTGATACGCTTTGAGTTCGTTTGATACTCTATTGCCGTAGAACGCCAGGCGTATATGCCTTGGTCTAATGTGACAGGGCTATTCTCAATCGTTATAACTTGGTCTACAGCGGCATTGCCTACCTCTTCACTGAGGTTGAATATCGGGAACGTGGTCAAATCCACGCCTGCCACATTCACAGTCTCTTGAATCGAGTAGTACGCTTGGTCTTGCGTGAATACCTTTAGCGTGCTGTATTGGACAATCATGCCTGTGATAGGCGTTCCGTCACCCACCTCATCAAAGCTATTTGCAGGGAAATACTCTGCGCTTGGGATGCCGTTTGCTATGTCGCTCCAATACCTTCTCGCCGGAGCTAAGGGATCGCCCCATACAAACATACGGTTAGAGGTCTTCCCTGAAAACACTTGCATGTACCTATGCCCTACAATCTCAGAACGAGTGCCGTTGTCTTTGGTCCACTGGATTTCCACATTGTCCGTACCGTTTGATGGAGCAACCGTAAAGGTTACTGTGCCATTGGTCAGGTTAACAGAGTAGTCCACCGATACAACCATTAACACCGCATTCACATATACTTCATCAATGGAATCTATAGTAGTCTCAGCTACCTGGAAGGTCGTTGCGGAGCCACTGCCATTAAACGTCTGCGTCTTCTCACCTGTGAGTAAATTGACTTCATCAAACGCCGTTCCCCCACCTGTTGGAGGCGTCGAGATGAATATTTTAGGTCGATAACCCGACACCTCACTGTAGGTTGTCCCGTCATATGAGTAATAGCTAGCACCATCCCTGATATAAACCTTTGTGCCGAACTGTTGGAACGTTACATCACCTGTCGTGCTACACGCGCCTAGTAGCGTCTCTGTGAAGTCCGTCAAATCAAGGCTGTATATGCCGGAATCTGTAGCTACGAGCAAGAATAGGACGCCTGAAAGGTCACCGTACCAACCACCTCTAATAGGCTGTGCTGATAGAGCGTTCTTGACTTCCCATCCCGGACGCTTTTCAAGAGCTTGCTGAAGGTTGAGCCTCCAGTTATTCATGACGGAGGCTTCGCCGTCCTTGAGGTTAAGTGCGGATACATCAGACAAGTTCAGCCCCAAGAACTTACTTATAATTTTCGCTTGTTGTTCTCTGCGCCTAGTAATCCTAGCCATGACTCACCTACTCACTTTTATAAATCTGTCGAAATCAATCATCTTAGACTCTTTCCCAAAAAACTCTGTGCTGGATTTAATCATCCAAGTGTCCCGGTTGTTAATATCCTCCACATGACAATAAACACAAAACTCCCTAGCGTCATACCCACCGTCAAACATAGCTTCCCCGGACAGGAGGTAGTAATGTAAGCCGTCTGAGTCTTGATATGTCGGTGGCTCTCCTTTAAGCGGATAGAGCTTTTTCTTGTTTCTTTCGTAAAGAAACATCGCAAAACTAACGATAAGGATTGCTGAAAGAAGAAATACCAGATTCCGCTGCATGGTTAAAGCTTCGGTGCTCGTCTTCAATATCGACAAAGGATCCTGGCTCACGTAACCGCTCCCTTTCTTCTTCGTATTTTTCCTGAAAAAAACTGCCTGACGTCGGATCTATAAATAACGAAAACTGTGCTGCCAAAAAGTATGCCCCGGATAAAGCGGCTACGTTGTCAACGACGAGCGTATCTGTAAGCGCTGTTATCATTACTGGCGTTGGCCTATACACTATCTTCAAAGATGCGTCATGCTCGTTGTCCAGGATGAAGTTATTCCCTTGGGTGTTTAATGTAATGCCTATGCGGTCCCACTGCGAATCCTCAAGCACAATATCAATAAAGCGACAATCAGCCGGTAGCGGAATCTTGATGAATCTGCGGTACTCTGGCACGACATAATATGCGTAAGAATACAGCGCATAGTTCTTTAAAATTGTGTAGTAGTTACCTGTTATGGAAATCCTTGATGTTGTCGTTCCTGCCGGAGGTGTGACGCTTCCACTAAATCGCTCGACACCGCCTGTTAGCTTTGTGTGCGTAACTAGCACTGCCCATGCTGCGCCATCATAGGCTTCAATCGTAACAACACAAGGCGCGTCCACTTCGAACGTGTATGCTTTTACCGAGCCACTGCCAGAAACGATGAGCGAATCATCGGACATTGTTTCGTCGTCGTAACCACTAGTAATCAAGTCTTTATGTACTCGATGATTGTACTCGTACTCCGAGTATGACTTACCAAATGGGAACACTTCTTTTTGCCATAACGTCAAAAGTGACGGTGCCTCGGCATCCGTCCTAATTCTTCGCCCCGCTGTAAATGTTCCTGCGAGACAGTCTCGCATTTGCATTAAATCGTAGGCCATATTTACAATTTCACTTGCAATCATTACGTCCACCACCTAAAAAAGGGGAGCATAGCCCCCCCTATTTATCATTAGTTTGCAATAGGCTCTTCAAGGACAGAGACAGTGAGAGCGTGATCCGTCAACAAACGTTTACCGGTTGCCGGAGTCGCGGTCATTGTGATTGTTCCTGCGTTAGCCTGATACTTTGCTGACTCAAGGTAAAGCACTTGCTCCGTGCCGTCTGCGACGGTCAAAGCTCCTGCATCGCCTTTGCCAAACCAAAAACCATCCCCAACGGGAATAGCAATCGTTACGGCTCCATGGCCCGCGCCATTCTTTACAAGAATAGCTGTACGGTGGTCTCCATCGAGAGTCATTACGAAGTCTTCCGTAGCGTTAACTACAGAGCTTGCTGCAGCAGCCAGGACCAATGCAACACCTTCGTTAATCTTTCCTTGCGTATTAGTTACTGTCGGCATAAAATAACCTCCTTTTTCTTATGGCATATTAGATAGTGCTGATAGTACCTTCAGTCAAGCTCAAGCGGATAACCTCTTTCGGCCGGAGAATGTCAGCACCGAATACATGCCGTCCACGGATACCAGCGCCGAAGAAGTTTGGATGCGGATTGATGACTTGGGATTCCATCATCTGGTCAGCAAACGCAATCGCACGACCTGATAGACACATTACGTAATCCACTCCACCTGTCTGGTACACGTTGTTGGAGATATACACATCAACACCGAGCACTTTGGCATAGCTCACGCCATCACCAGCATCGGAACCGTTTTTAATCTGGAATACGATACCTGCGAGAGAGAGCATTGTCTCCATCCAAGGTGGGTATACCATCTTAATCATCTTCATCGGCACGTTGTTTTCAAGCATTACCTGCTTAGCGCGAGCAATTGTCGAGAGCACATTAGCCGGAGTAACGGTAACTGCAAACTCTTCAGGCAGTTTTTGCGCAAGTCCAAGAATGTACGTGTCGCAAATGTCCTGCAACTCATACATAGCTTCTCGCGCCTGGTCTTTTTGGATACTAACAACGGAACGCTTCTCGTCCAAGGACTCGATTTTAATACCGTAGTAGTTGTCCTGGTCAACCTTGATTACTGCGCCTGCGTCTGTAGGTTCTGTGTACGTAACACTGCCTGTGTAGGCTTGAACTGTTGGGCGATTAAGACCCGGAAATCTTACTGTGTCACCTGACTGCTTGATTTCACCCATATATTCTGTGTAGCAAATTTGAGTCGCTGCCAGATTTTTATGCAAATCGTGAAAAATCGTTGCAGCAATATGCTCAGGCGTTAAATTCTTAAAAGCCATGCTGATCACCTCTTAGAGTATAGTAGTAGTGTGTATGAGGTATTTTATTTTCTTACCAGTGCTTCATTGAGTCTTCGACTCGCTTGTACACTGCCGGATCCGTTAGCTGTTGGAGAGACATGTTCGTGTACTCTTTCTCAGTAATGAACCCACTCTGCGTTGCAGTTCCGCCAACCTTACCCGGTGCGCTCTTCTTATTTGCTTCGTTCGACGCGCGTACCGTTTTACCCTTCTCAAGCTGTTGCATCTTTGTTGTGAGTTCTTTGACGCGCTGTACGGAGTAAGCTTCCGTTAAGCTTTTACCCAACACCTTTACTTGATACCAGGTATCTTCAGAAATCTGTGAGGGCTGCACGTCCGGATGCGTTGTCATGAAGTCACGGTACATTTGTTGTTCTTTTTCTTGCGTTATTCTAGACCTTTTTTCAGCAGCTTGTCTTTGCATGTCTTGCGCAATGTGTTCCGGAATGTTGTTTTCCTGAGCTATGCGCTTAGTTTCATCTTCAGCTTCCATTCGCTCAGTCTCACGCATCAACTGTTCCGGCGTCATCCCTAACTTAGAAGCTCGCTGTTCGACAAACTGACGCACAGGATCCGTCTTGAGGGCTGATTCACGCTCTCTTCGTGCACGGTCTGCCATCATCCGATTTATTTCGTCCTGAGTGTAATACTTGCCTTTGTCAGCGGTATCTTCATCAGGCTTCGTAGAAACATCATCGGATTCGTCCTGCGACTCTTCATCGTCCGTAGTTGACGACGTATCACTATTTAATTCGTCTGAGTTATCCTGCTCATCAGTATTAGGAATTTGTGTTTCCTGACCATCCGTATCGTGGAAGTCCCCGGTATCCGTAGTTGCTCCATCTTCTCCATCGTTTTTTTGAGCGGTCAAGTCTCCGCTTTGAGCGTACATGTCAAGCATGTATAAAACCTCCGTTTACAAAATAATTATACAACATTTCCGCCTTGCTGTGAAACTAATTCTATTAATGCTTGTGCTTGTTGCTCTTGAGGGAGTGCTTTTATGCGTTCTTGCAGGTTAAGCGGTAACGATTGGAAGTACTCTGTCACTTGGTCAATCTGTGACAACTGTTGCGGTGGTGACATGTCTTCAGGCATTTCTCCGGTTGGCATTGGTGGTACTCCTTGAGGCGGTTGTGCTCCCGGTGGTGGCGCTCCCGGCTCTCCTTGAGGTGGTGTTCCTGGAGGTGGTGGTTGCTGCGGATTTTGCATTTGTTGCATTTGCATTTTTAACTGCTCAGTTTGCATTAGTGCGTTAACCATTGCCGGAGGTGGGTCTGTCTTGATTTCCTCCATCAACTGGTCACGCTTAGGCACATACCCTTCATGCGCACGGTTGAGGAATTGCGGAAGCGTTAGGTATCCGGCCTGCAACAGGTTACTGCTCGTCTCCATGGATGCAATCTGTGACCAGTGCGACGATGCGCCAACGTCAACTTTGACACGCACGTCATCAGGCATTTCTTCGATATCAAGGATGCCGGATTCCTTCTTGTCGTTATTCTCATACTTCACTTCGCGCGGTACTGTGTACCGTGTCCGTATGAAGTCCTTTTGAATCAACGCAATGTCTTCGACATATTGATACAGGTTAGCTTTGACGTTCTCAAGCGGCACCGATGACGTCTGCTGTATCGCAATAATCGCAGCAGCGTTTTCTGGTCTGACATTACCAAGTATTACGTCATTTACGCCCATAACCTCGAATGTACGGTCAATCGTGCGGTCGAATAGTTGCACGACAATCGGGTTAATTTGCGCCGGCATAACTTGCTGTACCGCATCATTTACCGGACCGTCCATCTTGATAGCTTTGCCCACACCGTTAGACCAATTCCGGATCCTGGTTGCATCATAAATTACACGCCCGAACGCGCTGTCGATTGTCCAGCGTGCGCAAATGGCATGTATTTTATTTATTACGACATTGTTAGGAATCATTTCTTTAATCTCAGAACGACCGATATAAGTACTCTTCCTTGGTGTCCACGGCATCAGTGCTACCGGGTACAAGGTGAGCTTTGTATCATACGGCTTTACAATGACAGCACTTCGGGTGTACTTACTGCTCCACACTGTTTTCGTGTCTGGATTGTAAAACATCTTTATGATATAGGTTGCTTTACGTGCAGTCTCAAGCTCGTACTTTGCATGGTCTCCGGCTGAATAGGTGATATCCTCATCCGGTCCGATTAGCTTAGGTGTTCCACCATTGGCCTCAGCTTCGCGGATAAGCTTATCAACGCTCTCTCTGCCAGTGAGGAGCACATACTCTTGATTCGGCTTTTGGTTTTTATTAATCCTGGAGTCCTGCGGTTCTGATAAGAATAGTTGCGTAATAGGAATATGGTCAATGCAGTAGTCGCCCTCGATAGGCACGCGCTTTGTTTGCGGTGTACCATCAAGCCCATACAAAGGCTCTCCATCGTCGCTGACGCTTGGCTCATAGCCATCTGACTTACCAGCAACCATATCATCGTCCCAATACATGTAAGAGACAGCTACGCCCTCAACAGCAGCAGTGTGCGTTGATTGCCGGAGGTGGGAGTCCATCTTTAGCCATTCCCACTTGTTTTTCGTGTGTCCGTTAAGCGTCTTGATAAAGTCGTTCTCTTCTTCGCTCCATGAGGTGTACCGCATCGTGATCGGCTCTGAGGCTATTGCGGAGACTTTGAAGTCAATGACTCTCTTAATGAGATTAAAGACAGGCGTGGGATGTCCACTGGACTCAAGACCACGCCAATGGTCGCCCTCGTAAAAACGATTGCATTGATCCAAATCACGATACGCCCCCAGTTGTGAATTATACACTCTTCCAGCTTCAAATTCACGCCATGCTTGCGTTTCTGCAATTTTCCCGTTACCTTTGAGCATGTCCTTGATTTTATTAATCATACTGTATCACCCATTTTCGGATGATATCCTAGCACTTGATTTAAGGCATCTTCCTGTTCTTGCGCGTACTTAATCTCCACTGCACTTGGTTCGTCACCCATCGGCTTACTAGCAACACGCGCTTTTTTAGGCGCTCCATTACTTAGATGTAACGCGCTTGCTATATGCGCAACCATCAGGATCGCATAAGCAATAATCACTAATGCTGACGCTATCAAAAGCCACACAACCACCAAGGCTGCCGAAAGCAATGTTTCCATATCATCCCACCTATCCGTTAAATTCACCCGAGAAGTCACTAAACAATTCATCTTCCCACCGTTCACCATCACCATCATGCTGTACAGCCGGAGCAAAATGTCTTACGTCGTCAACGACGGGTTCTCGCAATTCTCCCGGCCTTATGTCTTTTATCTTGATAATCGCCTGTGTTGTGGCGTCTACTATGTCATCGTTCTTACCATTAGGAAAAAAGTTAAACTCGTCAATGAAGATTTGTTTCCATGGCGCAAACTTGTAAATGTACACCGATTCAGCTTGTATCCATGGCGATACGGCTTGGAGCCTGGCAATCTTGCTTTCGGTGGGATTGTAAGCAATGACTCCGCTTACTTTGCGCCGGAGTACATCTATAATCGCGCTGCCATTCGCCTTTTCCTCAATGTACAAGATGTCGTTACGTCTACGCATTACCAGTATCGCGTCCACGGTTTCAATAAAAGTCATACGCTCCCGGACCATCTCAGTTAGGTACATTCTTCCGGAGACGCCAATCCCCCAACGCTGAATAACTATAAAGTCCGAGGTGTCCGACTTCTTGAATGCGGCATCTACTGACAGGCACCACCGTGTTATCGGCTCTTCTATCTTGGTGTAGAACTGCCACCACGCTTCTTTAACCATCCCACCGGATAAAGGCGATGGCTCTTGCAAATACTGCCCGGTATATCCGTACTCACCCAACATCCTTTTGAGCTTGTCTAGCGTTTCCTGCGGCTCACGTGCTGGCCATAAAACATCACCTTTCTTACGGTGTATGGTTCTGCCGGACATAGGGAATATTAAAGTACGCTCTAAGCGTTCTTCAGATGGCAACTTGACGTGTACATAATCATCAAGTTCAAGAGCTACCCCGGATACATCACCTTGGTTAAGGCGTTGCATAACGACAATAATCGCGCCCGTTTGCTTATCGTTAAGCCTCGAAGGAATACTTTGCCGGAAGTAATCGACTTGTTTACCACGTTCCGCATCACTCTCAGCGCCCTGTGGGTCATGTGGATCATCAATGATAATCAAATCGCCACCCTCACCCGTCGCGGTACCAGGCATAGGAGAAGCAAGCATCATTCCTGTTTTTGTGTTTTCAATTTTCTTTTGGGTATTCATGTCACCTTTCAGCTTTACATCTGGGAATAGCTGCTTATATAGGTTGGATTGCATAATATTACGCCTGTCGATGTTGAACTTCTTTGCGAGCGAGTCGGAATAGGAGAATGACAACATTCTCGTTTCCGGTCTTCTAGCCCATAACCAAGAGCCGTACATGACGTTTGTAAGTATGCTTTTCATACAACGGGGGGGGAGATTGAGTAGCAACCGTGTTATTTGTCCTGCTTCCACGGCTTCTAAATGCTCAATCATATAGTGCAAATGCCAATTATCCTTGTACTCCGTAGCTGGTTCAAGTACCTTCCAGAATGTTGTCTGATACGCCAACAAGGAATTGAAGCACGTGTCTCTCAGCTCACTAAGGATATATTGATTGTACTGGCTCTGTAACTCCGGTGGTACGCTATCCGGTGTTATCAGACTTCGAATTGCTAAGTGCCTCCTTTGCTGCTATCAAGTCATCATACAGCTTTTGAGTATCGCCGTTGCTGACGTTGACTTGCATAGATGAATCTACAAGGTCATAGATTTCAGCTAGCATCTTTGCAGCGTTGTTTCTGTCCTTTACCGCAGCGCGTGTACTCTTAATATCCGCATCAGTTCGTCCGTCCGAATCCTTAGTGATGACAATATGTTCATCCCGGATATCGCCGTTCATAACCTCCGTGAAATACTCAAGTACTTTTTTCTGCTCCTCGGTATATGTAGACATAGCTTCACCCCCTTTATATCAGTGTACCATAAAAAAACCCCCACACGTAATGTGTAAGGGTTTTTATTTATCGTTTTTTATTTATCGCTTATATCCCGGATGCGTGTTATTTATCGCTTCGTCAGCTTCTTCAACATTTCGCGCATATCAGGCGTCATACCGTCTTCGTAGCTCTTCTTACCTTCCTTACCTTTTATTAACCCAATTAGATCACCAACTAAATCTGACAACTCTTTTATATCGCTAGGCTTCACTTTATTATTCACTGACCTATATCTTGGGCAGGTACCTCCGACAGACTCAGGACCGCCTTCAACGGTCCTGAGCGCCTTGTTGACATCTTCTATCTCATGCATAAAGAAGTATCTAAGAGCTATCGGTTCATTATCACAGCGTTTCACGCCGTCACTAAACTTCCTGCAAACAAGCCGGAGCATCACACCAAGCATCACGACTACGTTTGCGAACTCCTTTTCTCCACTCTTTAACCTGGCACTGAATTCATCCGTCTTTATGAGACTGCGCAACCCGAGAATCATGTTCATGACATATTTAGGGATGTCGCTTAGTTGTAAGTTTACATGCTCAGCATTGAATTTATCAACCTCAATATCACCTCTTTGCGTCTGGAAATCTCGTAGTTCAAACAATTCGTTTCGGTATGCGTAGCCCAGCGCATTAATTACAATTGACAGGTACGTTTCGTACTTATTTTTGAGTTTATGAGTTCCCAAACCAATTTCATCTGAAAGCGTGGCTACGCTATCTGCAAGATTATCAAAACACTTTAGCTCGCCGGACGGTAAGCGTGCTTCGCCAGAAAGTGATGCCAATCCCGCTTTTATCTCGTGCAGTTGCAGTACTAATATATCCCCTTTAATTTCATAATTCGCCGAAATCCTCAAGTTAAAAACCTCGTTTACAAACTCCATCTCAACATCCACTGGCGTTAATTCTCCTGCTTTTATTTGGCACATAATCATTCTCCTTCCGAATTTTAAAAATTGCTGCTTAGTGAGCATACCATAATCTAATGATGTTTTTCAACATACTAAAAAGGACGCCGTTAGGCGCCCATCTCAGCAATTTTCGGAAGAAAAATTTAATGTTACAACATGCAGCTACGGCTTATTATACGCGCTTAATAGCGCAGTGTAAAGCGAAATGCCCCTGCGTTGCAGGGTAATCGCTTACCGATTAATCCCAGTTAAATCAATTCCAAGGACTTTAAAAAGAAATGTTTTATCCCATCCACACTTTTTCCGCTTAGCCGCAATGCCCAGTTTCGAGGGTTCTTGCTTGAGTAAACTCGTTGCAAGGTGCCTAAATACAGAGACGTTCTCAGCTCCACTACCTTTGCGAATCCTGCTGAGATCTTCTCGGAAGGCTACGTCTAATACCCAGTGGAGGCCGTTTTCAACAGACCAATGTCCGCGTTTATACTGTGCATACGCCTCGGCAGTACAATGTTCAATGCTACAAATATCGTAGTGATAATTTACAGTAGTTTTATCGCCTACCTGCCTGCGACTGACACACATGCCAAGACAAGATAACCCTTTGAAGTGATGATTTTGCTTGATGTATTCTATATCGTGAATCACATAGTACTCACGGATTTCCATTCGTCCATGACTGTTATCAAGTGTTCTATGATAGCGCTTTTGCTGCTTCAACAGCTCTTTTTCCTCTGGGTTTATATCGCTTATCAGCTCGTCAAACAGCAGCACTGTATCCTGGCATAACGTCTTTTGATTATCTTTTAGAGCAAGGACATAATCGGCTTCCTGCTTAATAATCTGCTCAGCTATTTTCTTTTGAGTACCCATCGCATCGATCGTGATCACTGCATTTTTCAAACAGAGTTTCTTTAACAATTCAGGTATAGCAGTTATTTCATTACTTTTCTCTTCTGTCGCTAACTGACCTAAAACAACCCTAGTTTCTCGTGCCCATGCGCTTACGACATGATAGACTTAAAGTTTCAATCCACGCACCCACACGGGCTAGTTTCTCGTGCCCATGCGCTTACGACATGCAATGCTTTTTTTCCATTAGCTTTATCTGCAGAGCCGCATAATGTTTTCCCATCGATGGCTATTTGTCGCCCAGATATTTTTGTGTCCAAGTAGGCAACCCATTCCATAAAAGCCTCATGGATTCCTTCGGGTTCCAAGCGCCCCAGTACGTCTCCGAACACATCATGGCTAGGCACACCAAACGGAAGCTCTAAAATATCTTTGAGCCATTCCTCGTTAGAGTTACCCCATTCTTGTATATCCGTGTAGCCATCGGCCCCACAAAGTGTGCCCAATACTGAAAGTACTAGGATATCAATTAGTTTATGTTTCAATCCATTTCCTGTTCTATAGTCCGGTATTTTTTCAAAGCAAGTTTTCAGTGAATCAATCATTTTAAGTCTCCCCGATGTCAGTGTATAGTCTGGTTTAGACTAATCGACAACGGATTTATTCTCAAGTAGCAACTCTGTTGGATGAATATCCATTAACGAAAGAATCGCTCGACTTCTGTATTCAATCTATCATCTAAAAGCCTATTAGAACAGGCTTTTAGAGCGAATTTCCGTAAGCGATTACCCTGCCCTGCGTTGGCTGCAAGGGCATTTCAAATTTGAAGGAGTGCAATTGGTTTAAAAATATACTAACATACTTTGTCGCGGTGTTCAAACTAGCTTATGTCACGGAGCACGCCGGATAGTGTTACTCTGTGATTTCCACTATTTTGGTGCGTTGTGTAGTAGAGAAGCTTGTCACCCGCGCTCAAGAATATTGGCGTGTTGGGTAAAGATATGATTTTCATATTAACGTCTTCACTACGGCTACTAGTCAACGCAACATTTTCCGAGCTATTAACTGCAAGGTTCATATCAGGTGATTTTATTGATGTAACATCGTTGTACGCAAAGCCATATAGATAACCAGTAAGTTCCGGCAACGCAGCAATAACCAACGTCAACTCAAGAAGATACCCTGTTGGCACAGTGTACAACTCCGTAACAAACGTCTTGTCTTGTACTCCATTAAATAAAGTCATTCTGGCATTATAATGATTTGTGTTGTAACCTGCAAGTACTACGCCGTTTAAAAGCACTAAATTAAAAGTGTTGTGTTCGTAAGTTGGACTCGGCCTTGGTGGTCCGTGATAATCGGTCAAGGCTGAAATAGTCGTGCTGGCATACGATGAAACACTAGTCCCATTATGGGTGACGTCTATCTGGGAAAGCGTGTTGCTATAGTCATGAATTAACCGAACTGTTGTTGGATTTATTACGACAGCCCCCCAAAAATTATGAGTAGATAAGTTAATAGTTCCCGTAGAAAGTGTTATTGTTGCGACAGGAACGTTACCTATGGCTTGGTACATAAAGTTACTAGTAGTCTGCCTACCAACAACGAAGAATGAAGTGTCTGTTAAGCGAACGATTACGGGTTGATACGTCTGTTCAGCAAGAGCATAGGTGACCTCAGAAGTGGATGTCGTTATCGTCATATCTGATATACTTAAGAACTTAGTGTATACCGCGCTAGCTGTAACCCACGTCGCGACTGCGCTAACAGTAGTCAGTGTAGCTATTTGATGGTTAGAGCTTTTATTGGTTCCAGTGTCAACTGCTATGAAGAACGTAACTTCCTTAAGTGTTCCCGGAAGAGGGTCAACTCCCGAAGTGTCCACCATGCAAGCATAGCCCTTATTATCCACTGTGTTTTTATAGAAAGCAATAACCCTGTCTGCATCTACATAATCACAGCCAAGAGGTACTCCTGCGGTCCCACTTATTGAGATTGCATCAGACATTGTTACATCAAGCGTCACTGGGTCTACATCTACTTGTACTGCAACAACCTCATCAACGCCGTTGTTATCTCTTATAAACGCAATAGCCCTTGTGTCAGTCACTCTACATGCACAAAGATAAGTTAGAAAGCTAGAATTTATAGATGTAAGATCTGGGTGATTGAACCGCTCACCTTGACCGGAATAAGCCCTCACATTACCCGGCTCATGTTTAAAAGCTCTAGCACTAAAGCCCCCCAATGGAGTTGTAAATACATTCACTCCTAATCCATCAGTTAAGTACACTAATTGATTGCTAGGTGACCACGCCCCAACGTAACCATCATTATAAATTTCAACCGCTACTCCGGCGGTCTCTACGCCGACTACACTATCAAATGGTAAATCTGCCATTGTTCATCACTCCTTATATTTAATATGGTGCTCCGCCCCAAGCAATGCGCTTATTGTATGCATCAACTGGCCCAAAGCTCGCGTCGATTAATTCCTGAATGACATCTACTCCGGTCAATGTAGCAATAGCCTCAATTGCTTTTTGCACGGTATCCACGGTGCCAGGTATCGCCGGAACAGTATTGACGTAGCCAATGTCCGTTGCTTCCAGAGCATCAACCTTAGCATCTAGGATATCGACGTTGGCTTGAACACCATCTGAGCCAGTCTGCACAGCGCCGATATCTACTTTGACAGATACCAGTGCGGCCTGCACATTCGTTTCGGCGGCGTTGTAGTAGGCCCCAATACTCAAAGCACCTTCACTGCCGGGGGTTGCAAGCTCAAGCGCGTCAATTAATGTGTCTTGGTACGCTAGCTGGTTCGCGTCGATTTCATCAAACTTTGCTTTCAATTGCGGTCCACTGAGGCCGTCGATTGAGTTGGGCAAGTTGGATAGTTGCTGGATGACATCTACATCATAGGTCGGTCTTGGTAGTGCCATGTTGCACCTTCTTTCTAAGTTGTATTGGGATAAATGAAGGTAGCACAAAGAGGATCCCATATAGGATCCTCGTGTTATTGTATCAAATTTTATGTGGCAGTACTACGTTACCTTAAAAAATTGTCGGAACGTTTCCTCCGGGAAAAATAAGCCCGGCACATTCCCCTTGTACTCTACGTACCTTCCCGGTGCTTCGTCGTCTATAGCTCCTTCGCCGAACAACCACTGCCCATATTCTTTCCACGTGCAAATGACACACAGCGCATTTGATCCGGCTCCGTCAACGCAGGGAAAGTGCACCCTATCAGGCCATGGGTATCGGTTTTTAGGTGTCACCGGATTTCTCATCATCTTCATCCATCCTATCCAGCACCGTAGGCCGACCAATGTTCACGTTTATCCAGCCCCTAAATTCAACCTGTCCTTTTTCTTGATACAGCGCAATGCCGTTATTCCGGACAACTAAGCTGGTGTGGTTCACTTTGTTGTATGCTGCTATCATTTTGCGCATATCTCCTACCGTCAATGCGCTGTCGAGAGTGACGCTCACTGCCACGTCATCGCCGACTTCAGCCAATAAGCTAAATAGACTCGCCGAAACTTTATCTAGGTCTAGCTTCTCGCTCATGGCTCTGCCACCTGTCATTGCAATATAGTGCAAGGTAAGTCATCACTGGTGTTTACTTTAGTTGCTATGAGAATCAACAGGCCAATTTGAGCTATCGATTCCAGAGCTGATTAGCCTTTTCAGATGCCTTTGTTTTGCCTTTTTCGTAACTTCCCCGGTGTCCGTATTTCGGGCTAATCGAATAGACTAAACCTTCATCGTTTTTATCGCTGAGGATTATACCTATTTCCATAAGCTTTTTTACTGACCTGTTAACTTGCTGCTTAGCCAATTTTAAATCTCTTGCACACAAGAACTGTCTGAAACCAAACGTGTTATCATATCGCAACCTAGCAAACATGTAATGGAAAACTTTGTAATCTGTTACCCCCATGCTTGAATTGCACATGTCCTCAGATAATTTTAATGCGCTCATAGCAAACTCCCCAATCTGTAATATTCCTCTTGACAATTCCCTCATCTGCAGTGCCCTCCGGTGGTGTTTTTGGTGTAGCGAATCCTCATGATCACCCATATGAACTCTCACGTCAACCCCCAACCCTGCAAACCCTTTGATACCAGTGCTTTCGTTTTCTGTGCTTTTTATATTTTTAACTACACTATCGACTAAGCCTTGTCAACCCCTAAAAGCAGTTTATTTTTTTTTAAATCTTATCACGTTCTTTAAAAAAAATCCTTAAAAGTTAAAAAAATCCTCTTGACAATTCCCTCATCTGCAGTGCCCTCCGGTGGTGTTTTTGGTGTAGCGAATCCTCATGATCACCCATATGAACTCTCACGTCACCCCCCAACCCTGCAAACCCTTTGATACCAGTGCTTTCGTTTTCTGTGCTTTTTATATTTTTAACTACACTATCGACTAAGCCTTGTCAACCCCTAAAAGCAGTTTATTTTTTTTCAAATCTTATCACGTTCTTTAAAAAAAATCCTTAAAAGTTAAAAAAATCCTCGAGCGAAGCGAGTTTTAAAGGCGTAGCCGTATCCATCGAAACCCATATCGATTTATGTTAACAGGTTATGGACTTATCCCCATGTTACCAACAGCTTATCCACAGGGTTATCCACAGACTTATCCACAATCAGTGCTTCACACCGTCTTGGGAGCCGTTTACCGACTGCACCTCTACTAGCAATCGTGTAAGCTCAATCGCAGGGAGCTTGAGGTACGTGCAGCAAAACGACACGCGCTTCAGGTGCTTGGCGATATACTTCGCCTCGTAGTCAGTGTTACCCCTTTTGAGCGCGTCCATGTAAGATTGCTTCGACTGGCTTTGCACCTTGGGATCGTGCTTGTAGTGCTTTTGCATTGCTGAAATCATCGGCCCTTGCAGGTCATCGCAATAGCCAATGCGCAGTATGAAAGACCAGAAATCCTTTGTGTCCACTACTCTCTCCCCGTCATCGTTGCCCTCGTTCTCTATGTCTATCTCCATGACGTGCCCACACCCGACGATAAACTGTTCAACTCTTTTAAACTCAGGGTCCTGGATATCTTTGTGATGCACCCCGAAATACGGATGCCCTCGCCGGATGGTAAGGATCGCAACGGCTAAGCCCTCTCTCTCATCCACTTTGACTTTTTGATAGTCTACGAGCGATGTGTAATCATGCTCCGCATCATGCATACTTACCGTTGCCATCAGGCCAAAGACATTGCTTTCGTCCCAGTTTTCAACTTGCGTAATGTTCCCAACTTTGACCGGAGTATTGTATTCCTTGCTTAATGCTTCGAGGAGGCTGTTGTCTGGCTCGTGTTTAGTTTCCATCTATATTCACCTCATCTTTGCCGTGCCGTGCAACCTTAGCCCTGTGAATGGCCTTGAGAGTGAATACAGTGTTGGTCATGACAGAGCCTGTGAGCTTCAGCGAGCATGCCGGACAAAAAGATGCTTCTCCGGGCTTCTTGCCGACGAGGTATTGACTGCATGTGCAGCTTGCTTCCCTGGGCTTTCTTGATACGTGTCTTTGATACTCTCCATGTGACATAAAACCACCTCCGAATATTATTAAAGGACCTTTCGGCCCTTTATCAAGACCAGTTTTAAAACAGCCTTGTAAGCAAGCAACAGGACTCGAACCTGTATCAACACCGTGCCTGGTGTTAGCTCTGCCAATTGAGCTATGCTTACTAGTTTTCACACGTTTAGTAGTGTATGATATGTGCCGGATGCCGTCAATGGCATTACAAATTCTCGGGAGGAATTAAACATGGGCAAACAAGTTAAAACAGGCAAGGCGATTAGTGACGATATAGTGAGTGGTGGCTATAGCGGAGTGCAGGTCGAGCAAGGGGATGCTGAGAAAGAATACCTACGGCAGTTAGCAGGTAACTGCTGGCTCAGGGCTTGCGGATTAATAGATGGCACGATACCGCCAAAAGCAGCCCTCAAAAGCACGTTGCTAGACCAGATAACCTACTACGAGCCACTTCACCTGAAGATAAAAGACGAGATAAGCCCTCTTGGAGTATTCCTCAGAAAACAAGCAGTAGTATACTTTATAGCCATGTGGGTGATGGACACCAAGCGACTCAGCCTTGATCATTACCACGCATTCACAACGTGGATTGTTTGTAACGATTTAACAAACGATGATGACCGATTCTTTGAGTTCATCCAGTCTATGTTCTTTTGCAACGTGCGCAAGGATTCGCCGGATGAAGTGATTAACAAGGCGGAGAAGGATGGTGACAAGCTTGAGGCTGCGCGACACGCTCTCGCATTGCTTATCATGGCGTCCCTAGATACAAAGCAGCTAAACAAGCTCAATAAGCGCTACGGGGATATGTGCCATGAGTCCGGCATTGATGCTGGTGGTGAGAAGTTATGAGCAAGTTGCTGGAGTTTGAAGAAGGCCTGATGTTCAAGGCGGGTTTACATATTATGCGTGAGACTTTGGGCGAAGAGCGTTTGGAAAACATCGCTATGCGCAGTATGGTAAAGGCCGTTGAGACTGACCTCTTTTCATTTAACTTTGAGGAAATCATGAAGGAGTTAGCCTTGGAGCTATTCCACATCGCCCGTGATAAAGGCGCGTCCACTGCGAAGTACGAACCTTTTGACTGCCTATTCGAGAAGAGCAGGACAATGTATGTCTTTTACACCTACTTATTTAACACTCAGAGAATAAGCAAGGAGAAGCTTATTGAGTTGATAAAGAATGACACCGATGTTATTGCCATATCACAGCTCGTAGTTGACACCGAGTACACCGCGCTTCCGGAAGAACAAGCCAAAGAAGACGATGTTATAGCGCAGAAGATGTCGCGCAAGGCAATCGTCGCATACGCTAAGCACCTTATAAAAAGCAAAGATTAATGCACAAAAAAAGGCCCACCGTATATGCTGACGGTGGGCTTTTTTTGTTATTCGTTGTTGACTACGCCTTCTCTTTAGGGTTTTCTATATCATCTACGGCTTCTTGAACTGCCATAATTAATTCTTTGCCACTCTTCACACCGTCCATAAACATATGCATAGCCAGTTTGCGCAAACATCCAATTTTCACCGTCACTTCGTCCTCTGGCTCGGATTTATTGCTGAGTGTTTGAGCGTTGTCTATGAGTAGCTTAGTAATTCGGGTTATGGAGCACTCTGTTTCTTTATCTTGCATTCTTTGACCGAACTTATCTGTAATTCTCTGGACTTCCTCGGGGGTTAGATTGGGTGTTTCACTCATACATCGCCACCTGTAGTCTCAACAATCCAGTCATTAGCGAATAAATCAACTTGGGCTGGCTGCCATGGGAGCTTACGTTCGCCCTCCGTGCATCCAGGGATCGTCATGTAGAAGTATGGGTGCGTCATCTTACTGTTTTTGTCCGGAAACTGCACCATCAACAACATACCGTTACCATTCCAACCCTTTCGACGCAACCTTGCGCCCTTCTTTGCCTGTGCCAACGCTATTTCAAAATTCAAAAACCTGTCTTCACTCATACATAGCACCGCTTCCCTTGGACTGTAATTTGTTGCATAGATAACATCCCCTCATCCTCCTATATGCACTGGAACGGTGGTGTCGGGAAACAACCGTCCTGCAGTCTCCACAAGTGCAGCACATTCGCATGAATATTCAAGTGCGCATCACTAGAGGCGTGGTACTGCACCACGGTTTCAGACTCGTTAAAAAAAATGTCCTTGATATAACACATGTCAGCCCAAGTTGGCGGAGTTGGGTGCTGGTGCTCCTTAGCATTCCTCGCTACCAATTGGACAATAACACGATCCCAACCAAGCTCCCTAGAGTATTCCACGTGAAAAAGGCGCAAGGTCAAATCGTCCCTGAACTTAAACTGTCCGATGCCTTCCCCACCAAGCTTCTTGTAGATGTTGCCACGGCCTATGTTCTCAATTATCCGCGCTAGTGATTTAATCGTCATCACCTGGCTTATCCATGTCCTGTATAATCTTCCTCACGTTATGAGTAATGCGCTTTTTAAGATACTCCTCACGCGCTTCATTGCACGTCTCTTGGGTCACGCCACCTATTATTTTCTTGAGCAAGACATGCGAATGCGCAAAGATGCGCGATACGTGGTCTTTCGGGTTCTCTTCAATCTGCTCTAGCCGGACAAACATGCCGTGCTCTATCCCCATGTCTAACTGGAATAAGCACATCGCACTAACGATTTTTACCGGAAGCTCGTGTATGGGGATTTCTGCTATCAACTCCGTAGAAGCTATATCCCACGGCAAGCATTGCACCGCATCCAGTAACAAAGGCACCATCGAGAGAACACTAGCTGCGCCTATCATCGCGTTCTGCGCTGCCTTTGGTGACCGTTCTATCAGTATCGGGATAGACTGCCCTTCGTTTTCTCTGTTGTACTCGTTGCATTTGCGCTCAAACTGCCCTGGGTCAACCTGCGCTCCCCACAACTCGTAACGGTCGATGCACTCAATCATTTGGGCTATCGTGATTAGCATGCCTGAGGTGAAAGCAAATACGTGGTCATATAAGCTATCTGGCATAGTCGGCTTGCCTGGCTTGCTTATATGATCCTTTAAGATGCCCAATACCCGTGTCATTAACATCGTCAGCTTAACTAGCTGCTCTCGCGTGTTGTGTGTGTCATCATCCGCCGGACGCTCACGCTCTTCTTGATGGATTTCCCCCAGAAAATCTAACTCTGCCTGGTGGTCGGCTAACGTAAAATAAAGTATCGTATCACCAACCATGCCAAACTTTGGGTACCCACGCATCGTGTCAGTGCCGGTATTGATAAACGTTGGTGAAAGTAGCTCAAGTAAATCTATCTTAAACCGTGGCTTAGTCATTGGCTTCACCTTCTGTTGTCGGGTTGGGGTCCTTCTTAAACTCTTCATTATGGTTCTGACAGCATACGCCGGAGAAGTGACCAATCGCCAGCTTGACCTGATGTAGTACGTTCCTCGTGAATATGTTCATACCTTCTTCTGCTGGGATATCGTGGAATAGTTGCCCGTGGGTTTCCTCGGGGTTCGTGTAGATTCTTGTCGTCAGGTTGTAGGGCTGCCCATCCTCCATGTGAATACCAATCTGTAAAAACTCGCGGTTTGTTTTTGTTAAATCTGCGTTTGCTACATGTCCTTTTAACATCTTGTTTCCTCCGATTCGTTTTTTAAAATCCGCCATAATGCTATCAGCCTTGTTGCCGGATGACAAGGATTCATTCGTTCGGTTTGAACCCTACCTTCTTGGGGTAGTGGTAGGCGGCGCTTACTGATGCGCTCCGCTTGCCCACCACGCGCCTGTGCTTCGCGTGTTTCTTGCTTTTGGGGTCTTTACCTGCCTGAATCTGTTCTAGGCGTTGCGCGACCTTGCAGTGGCACCTGTACATGACCTCGTACTTGTCATCCGATGCGAACCCACAGTAAATACACTGGTAGCTCTCGACTTTGGGGGCGCTGTTTACCTTCTCCTTGAATGTTAAGGGGAGGACGGGTCTTGTCGCTTTGGAGTATCCGGGTAACATGCTGCATTCCTTCTTCCTCTATTTGGTTTTTGGGACTTTAAAAATTATACAAAAATTTTGTGGGCATAGCAATGCTCGAAGGGGGGGGGCTTGGGGATGGGGATGGGAATATGTGGATGGGAATATGGGGATGGGAATATGGGGATGGGAATATGTGGGACTTGGTTTGAGGAGTCGAGTTTGGGGTTCGTGTTAGGGAGAATCATAGTCCTAGCCACGGTCCGGGCGCGGGTCCGGTCCAGGGGGACACGGTGGGGGGGGGCAAGGGTGGGGGGGGGCAAGGGTGCCGATAGGGTGCCGATAGGGTGAATCATCCAATGCAGGACCGCGCGAACACGGCACCCACCCACCCACGCAACGCGCAAAAAAAATAAAAAAAGAAAAGAAAAGGGACGGGCTATACCCACAAAGCAAAACAAAGTACTGCCTGAGCACTGCCTGGGCACTGCCTGGGCACTGCCTGAGCACTGCCTGAGTATGCTACCGACATTAATGTCGATACCAAATGAGCACTGCCTGTATTATGTCAAATTAGACAAAATTATAGTTTTGTCCTATTTTGCCGTTTGGGCAGATTGCTTGAAAGCGTTGGTATCAGCCGGTTGTAAGGATTTACGGTGCATTACATCTATAGAGTACCTGTATTTTGTGGTGTAAACCAGGGTAAATGAGGACGGAATTACCAATTATTATGGAATAGGATGTAACAAGTAGTATACAAGTGTAAGTGTTACAAATTACTAGCCTATACCAGTGCTTAGAGGTATATATTGATATAGATACGTATATTATAGTATACCTCTGTTATGCATTTGTTACAAAATGTTACAAGGACTATATTAGTAGATAGTACTCTTGTAACACATGGTTGACATTACAAGGTACACGCGCGCAAGGCTAACGTGTCCATTCTCAGAAAAGTGAGTCTACTATATTTTGGAAATTCGGAGGTACTTTATGTAACCTCAGCGTGCACAACCCTCCAATCAGCGGACAAGTTGTAACATTTGTGTAACAAATAACGGAATTGGGCGAATCCACCAAAAAACAAATGGCTTAACTCCGTCGCGTCATCCATATACTGTATGCAAAGTACATAATATCATTTACCATAACTTTTTGGATGGAACTGGGAATGTTCCAATAAGCCAGTATTTAACATAAAATTACTGCAAACTAGTTACGTTACCCACTATTTCACCCACTATTTCACCCACCACCACAACCACGCCCATTATCAATACCGTCATCGATGCTATTATTAGTATGAGTCCGTCAACCTGAAAATAAATAACGCTCGAAAGCACTGGTATAAGCCATGTTCCGGCAATCAACGCATTAAATTTAAAAGAATATTAAAAAAAGTGTTGACGGTCAATTAACCGTCTGTTATAGTTATGACATACCAACGACGACGACAACACAGGCAAACGCAAACGGCTTATAAATTAAAAGGAGATGAGTAGAATGAACGTATCAATCTATACAAGCAATGTTAAACCGATGGTAGGGCAAGGCGTATGGCTAACGATTATACCGGAGGGCGTTACACCGGCGTTTGAGTTGGACGAAACAAGGCTTTTAGGTGTGTATGACATTATGGGATACGAAGTTATGGAAACCGAAGGCATGGGCTATCAGCTATTCAATACAAAGAATTTGCCAGAACCTTTGACAGGCAAAAAGTCTGAGGGGATCTATCACGAAACACGCTGGAAC